CACAAGTATGTTCAATTTCCATAACGTTGCCGTAGGTAGCAATACGAATAGCAATCAACAAACTGTCAAGATCTATTGCAGATATCTTCCACCCGTCTGTGATATGCGGGCAACAACTTTGAATTACTTTAGCAGTAGATTCGCCGTTAAACAATGCATCGGGAGTCTTAAGTAAAATTTCGTCCATGCCAGTCATGGCAAACACAGGCATGTCTTCTGCACTGCCTTTGAGAATATCCGGCTCTAGATATGCACCTTTACTGGGCAACGAAACATATAATTTTGGTTGTCTAAAGTATTTCTGCAAAGGGTTTGAGTTCATTTTTACTCCATATAAATATACTATAGGTATTTATATACGCATTTTTCATGGAAAAATAAAATGGCCGACACCCCAGACTCACTCAAAGACGCTGTCAAAACAGCAGCAAAAATCCCAGCGGGAATCTTAGAAAATTTACTTAAACCAGCAGAACTTAGCGCAGATGCATTAAACGCTGTGGCCAAAGGCGGCCTAAACTTTGGCAGTGTATTGCAAAATGCTGGCAACGAATTAAAAAACTTTACGGCTATCGGCGGGTTAGCTGGCAAAGGATTAAAAATATTTGGTGAGTATGCCCAAGAGTCTGTAGATGCCATGCGTAACTTCAGCAAAGTTGGTGCCGGGTTTTCTGGAGATGCCATTGGCATGCGAGCCAGTATTGCACAGACAAATATGTCGTTGGAGCAATATGGTAAGTTCCTTAATTCTAATTCAGCATTGCTTAACGGTATGGGAGGCACAGTAAGTCAAGGTGCTAAAGCATTTAATCTGTTTAGTCAAGAATTTTTTGCAGCCACTGGAAAAACAAATAAAGAATTTGGAACTCTAGGAGATCAACTACGTAATCTAGGCATGACTTCTGAAGAGATTAACGGAGTTCTGGCTCTTGAATTAACTAGTAGACGATTTACCAGTATGCAAGACGCTGCCAGCAAAGAAGCAGCATTTCAGTCTGCCGCCGCCCTAGCAGAAGAAATGGACAAGACAGCTAAACTTACCGGCAAGAGTAGAGAAGAACAACAAAAATCATTGGCAGCATTAGAACGTGACGGCAAGTATCAAGCAGCCATTCGTTTAGAAATGATGAACGGCAATAAGTTTGCAGCTGAAGGCATGATCAGTGCCATGAGTAAGATAGAAAAATTTGGACCTGGTGTTCAAAATCTTACCAAAGATATTGTAAGCTATGGCACTGCATCTAAAGACACAGCGGCTACATTGTCTGCACTTGGTCCTGCAGGAACACAGTTACAAAATGCCATTAACATGACTAAAACTGCTAGAACTGAAGAACAAAAAGCCGCCGCGGCCAAAGCAGTAGCAGATGCTGAAATGGCAATTCAAGTTAGGTTAAGCAGTAGAGATTTTAACGAAATGTCCAAGGTGGGAATCAAAGGTGCTCAAGACATTGCCAATCAAACTACCACGCTGACAGCCGGCCTGGAGAAAGTTGCCGCTGAAAACAAATTAAATTTAAATGTCGAAAGCGATCGAGTTAAAGCAAATCAAATACGAGATGCCGAAATAAAGAAACAACAAACTGATGCTAAAACACCGGCTAAACTCGGAGAAGCTGATCAAGGCAAAGCTACCACACAGGCACTAGTGCAATTTGAAAGTAGTTTACAAAAAGCATCAGCGGCAATAAACGAGTCATTTATTAAACGATTAAATGACGACATTGCACCTGCAATGGCTGGATATGCTTTCAAATTGCAGAACATACCAGCATCTGATTATAAACAGCTCACTGAAGCAGGGTATAATGCACTTAAGAAAAATTTTACCTCAGAAACACCAACACCGGAAGATCAAGCAGTTCAAGCAAGAACTGAGGCTCAGATTCGCGCCAAAGGTGAACAAGCAGCTAACGAAGCAAGAGAAAAAGCTAAAGCACAAAACTTGCCTGAAGCACAACAAGAAAGCAGAGCTAAAATTGCTAGAGAGCAAGCAGAGCGTAATGAACGAGCAAAGATAGAAAGAGAAAGACCAGCACCAACCAATCCATTGTCACAATCTAGAGGAGGATCAGAAAGTGACCCAGTATTTGTTCGACCAGTGCCTCCGTTCTCACCACCTAGAGATGCTAACACACCGCCACCTAGAGATGCTAACACACCACCACCTAGTCCAAACACAACACCTAGACCAACACCAGTGCCTGAACGAGCATTTGGCAGTCTTGACATGGCCGGCAAGATGTTTGAAGATTGGGGCAAAGGCACAATGGTAGAGCTACACGGCTTAGAAAGTGTTATGCGTCCTCAAGACTTATCTAAAGTTATAGAATCTGCTATGGGCGGCGTAAGAAAAACCATGCCTAAGATTGATATGGGCGTTGCCGATAATGCTGCGTCAAATATAGATTTATCTAAAATAAGCCAATCGATTACAACATCATTGAGTTCTGTAACTGGGGGTAAAGAAACTACTGTTAGGGGAGAAATTCCTGGATACAAAAATCCAGGGCCACAAATTCCTGGATCTAGTTTAACTCAAAACACATCAGTTGAAAAACTTGTGCAAGAGCAAGCTGTTGAAGCTAAGAAAAAACAAGCAGAAGCTAGCATTGAATCTGCTAAAATTTACACATCCTCATCTGAAAAATTTGTTTCTTTTTTAGAAAAAGACATTGCTGCCAAAGAACAAGAACTGGCCGCTACAGACAGCGAAAGAACAAAACGAAGATTAGAAAACGAATTAGCAGATCAAAGAACTAAACTTAGCAAAGCTAGAGATCAAGTAATTGAAGACACTAAAGAATTATTAAATGCTGAAAATGAATTAGCAACAATACAGAAAGAGTCTACAATTGCTGAAACTGCTCTACGAGATGAAGCTATAAAACAAACTATCAGTATTGCAGAACAGACACAGTCAATGTTGGCAACTAAGAAAGAATTTTCAAATTCTGAACTAATACAAATTGGTGAACAACTATCTGCATTAAGTGATGAAAAAGTTATTCAAACAATGCGAGAAGATGGCATACAAGCCGGCCTAGACAAACTTACTGCACAAAAAGATATCTACGAAAACAATCAGAAGTATGATGAACGAGACTTAACAGAGTCTACTGAAGAACTTGCAATGTTGCGTAATAGAATAGACAACAGTGAATCTGCAGAAGAAGTATTAGAATTACAAAAACAAGTAGACATTGAAGAAGCACTTAATGTCTCATTACAGAGAAAAATTGCAGAACGAAATCAAAATATTTTAGACATCAATGCTGACATTGCATTAAAAGAACAAGAGTTGCTAGATCTTAGAGAAGAAATGGCTGACACTGAGATTGCCATTCAAGACAAACAGTCTGAACTGTTAGATCATGTCAGCAACCAAGGCGAAATAGTAACAGAGTCTGATGAAGACTTAGCATTGTATGGTGCTAATCAACCAGAAATTACTGAAGAGTCTCGTGAAGACTTGGAATTACAGGCACTTGGAATCACTCGGCCCAAAACAGATTCCGCCGATGCAAAAAATAAAACACAACCTGTTGCCGGCAAAGATCCATTTGCTAGGATGTTAGATAGATTTATGGGACCAATGGCAGAACCCGGTAAAGCATTAAGTCCAGCAGAAGCAGCTAAGACTTCTGTAACAGCTCAAAGCGATGCCGCAGCCAAACAAGCAGCCACAGACAAAGCCAAAGCAGCTCAAGGAGGCAGCACTGGCGCCAAAGACAGTGATACAACAAAGACAGCAGTTGGCTCCAAAGAAGCTACTCTTTCTGACGTAGTTAAAAGTTTAGATACGTTAAATAAGCAAGTAGGTTTACTAAGTGGCGAAATGTCCAAATTACCTAACTTGATGGAAAAGGCAGTATCTGCAACTAAATCATTAAATGGTAATCTAAATGCGAGAGTAACATGAGTTGGAAAAAATACTTTACACCAGTTAACACAGGTGCCCTAACAGATGGCAGTTGGAGCCCTATGTCGTCTCCTAGCTCATCTAATAGACCAGGCCCGGCAAAAACAAACTATTCAAGTTACCTTCCTGATGTTTACACTGGTAGTCCTAATAGAGTAGAACGATATTTGCAATACGATACCATGGACATGGATCCAGAAGTCAACGCAGCATTGGACATCCTTGCAGAATTTACCACACAGAAGAACAAAGAAAATTCTACTCCTTTTAATCTTGCTTTTAAAAACAAAGCCACTAACAGTGAAGTAAGAATTTTAAGAGAATACCTACAGCAGTGGTCAAAAACTCAACAGTTTGAAACTAGAATTTTTAGAATCATGCGTAACCTATTCAAATATGGAGATGCATTTTTTGTCCGTGATCCTGAAACACAAAAATGGATGTATATTGATTCTGCCAAAGTTACTAAAATCATTGTTAATGAAAGTGAAGGTAAGAAACCTGAACAATATGTTATCAAAGATTTAAATCCAAACTTCCAAGATTTAGTAGTGACAATGATTCATCCTAACACTACTAATACTCCAAATAGAGGAACGTCATATGCTGCCGGAGGCGGCGCAGCCAAAGGTATGACAGGTGCATATCCTACACCTACAGGTTCTAGATTTGAATTAACTCAGATGGAAAATGCTATAAACGCTGAACACGTTATTCATTTAAGTCTAAGTGAAGGTCTTGATAACAATTTTCCGTTTGGCAATAGTTTGTTAGAAAACGTTTTTAAAGTATTCAAACAAAAAGAATTGCTAGAAGACGCTATCATTATCTATCGTGTGCAACGTGCTCCGGAACGCAGAGTATTTTATGTTGACGTGGGTAACATGCCCAGTCACTTGGCCATGGGCTTTGTTGAAAGGGTGAAAAATGAAATACACCAAAGAAGAATTCCAAGTGCTAGTGGCGGTGGCACTAACGTTATTGACTCAGCATACAATCCGTTGTCTATCAACGAAGATTACTTCTTTCCACAGACCGCTGAAGGACGAGGAAGTAAAGTTGAAACTTTACCAGGAGGAACGAATCTTGGCGAGATTGATGACTTAAAATTCTTTACAAATAAGTTATTTCGTGGTTTAAGAATTCCAAGTAGCTATCTGCCTACGGGTGCAGATGACAGTCAAGCGCAGTATAACGATGGGCGAGTTGGCACAGCATATATTCAAGAATTTAGATTTAACAAATACTGCGAAAGACTGCAAAGTCTTGCAGCCTACATATTTGATGAAGAGTTTAAACGTTACTTGTTCAAACGGGGCGTAAACATTGATTCAAGTTTATTTGATTTAAAACTACAACCTCCAATGAACTTTGCAGCTTATCGTCAAAGTGAAGTAGATGGACAGCGTATTAATACATTCAACACTATTCAAGCAGTGCCGTTTATCAGTAAACGTTTTGCACTACAGCGTTTCTTAGGATTAAGCGAAGAAGAAATGGCAGAAAACGAACGCTTATGGGCCGAAGAACAAGGCAAGAGCGATGCGATTCCTACAGACAGCAGCGGAGAACTGCGTTCAGTAGGTATTAGCCAAACAGATATTGCTTCTGATACTGAAGCAGCAACAGATACAGAAGCTACTCCGGACCAGGCAGCCGCAATGCCTGTCGGTGGCGCAGAAGCTCCGGTATCAGTTACACCCCCAGCAGCATAAATATCAACATGATACTTCGAGAATTATTCTACATCGACAAAGACACTAAGAACATGTCTGGAGACATGCGCTACGAGCCTAAGCGCGATGTTACCGCAATATCTAAAAAAGATACTAGAAAAACTAGATTAACGCTGGAACAAATTAATCAATTAAGAAAGTCCAGTGAAGCACATATTCTAGAACAAGAACAAGAATTACAATTTGTAAAATCAATGTATGGTGCTCCTCCAGCGCCTGCGGCATAATTATTCTGAAAGGATAACTTATGCGTTGTTTTGTTCTCGGTAACGGCCGTAGCCGTCTTGCTATACAACCCCCAGAATTAATTGGATATGGAAAAATCTACGGATGTAATGCCATTTATAGAGAGTTTGATCCTGATTTTTTAATTGCTGTAGATCCAAAAATGGTTATGGAACTAAACAGCGTGGGCTATCAACATACACATCAAGTATGGACCAACGGTAACTCTAGATATAAAACTTTTAGAGGTTTTAATTATTTTAAACCAAGTCTAGGATGGAGTAGTGGTCCTACAGCATTAGAGTTTGCTAGCCGCAGTGGTGTTAACGAAATATATATTTTAGGTTTTGATTACGAAGGCGAAGCAGGCAAGTTTAACAACGTATATGCTAACAGTAAAAATTATAAACAGTCTACAGACATAGCAACTTACTACGGTAACTGGATGCGACAGACTGAAAAAGTTATTAGAGACAATAAACACATAAGATATTATAGGCTAGTAGGCGATAAATATTTTGACCCAAGTTGGCACTTTTCAAATTTCAAACATTTGAGTTATGTTGATTTCAAGCAACAACTCAAGACTTGGCCTAAAAATTAGCTGTTTTTAGGCCATTTCACCCCATTTATTACAAATCAATGTAAATATATCAACAGCCTTGTAACCATTATAGGAGACTAACAATGACTGATCGTAACAAGTTCGAGCAAATGCTCGAGTTCTTGGTCAATGAAGACCAAGCCAAAGCAAAAGAAATGTTTCACCAAATCGTGGTAGAAAAATCACGTGAGATTTATGAAAATCTTCTTTCTGAAGAATTCGACGAAGACGTTGAAGAAGGTCAAGAAGAAGATGATGACGGCATGGAAGAAGCCCGTGCTGAAGACGAAGACGGGATGGAAGAAGGTATGGATGAAGAAACCGACGAAGGTTTTGACATGTCTATGGAAGCCGAAGACGATGAAATGCCAATGGATGGCGACGAAATATCAATAGATGGCACCGATGATTTTGAAAACGACACGAAGAGTAATGATCCACAAGAAATTGTTGGTGATTTAAGCGCAGCCGTTAACGATCTAGACAGTTTAGTTGCTGAATTAGAAGATGCTATTGCAGCCTTTGACAGCGGTGCTGGCAGCAAAATGGACGGTGAAGGCGACGAAGACGACATGATGTCCAAAGAACAGTATGCATTTGAAGATGAGCAAATGATGCGTGAGTATGTAGAAAAAGTAGGCGAAACCTACAAAGGCGGCAAAGTTGCTAGCACTAGCGAAGCAGGTGGTGCTAATACAAAAGCCATTTTTAACAAAGCAAAGTATAATGACATGGGCGGCACAACTGCTAACATTGCCAAAGGCGGTGAAGGCGGCGGTAACAAAACCAGCCTACCAGGTCATGCAAACGCTAAGACTGAAAATCTTGGCAACGTAAATGTTCCAGGCGGCAAGGCTGGTGTAAAACATCTTAAAGGTGTTCCAGCAGGTCACGGAGCAGAAAAGAAAGGTGGTGGCGACACTGCTACCAATAAGAAAAGCATAATTGGATCTAAATAATGCAATTGCTCCGTGAAAACCTTTCGTTTACTCAAGCCGGAATTGTCTTAGAATCTGATGACAATGACGGCAAGAATCTGTTCATGAAAGGTATTTGCATACAGGGCGGAATTAAAAACGCCAACCAGAGAGTATATCCTGTTGATGAGATTGGCAAGGCTGTTAAGACTCTGAACGATCAGATTTCTAATGGTTATTCTGTATGCGGAGAAGTTGATCATCCTGATGATCTAAAAATTAACCTGGACCGTGTGTCACATATGATTACAAGCATGTGGATGGACGGTCCAAATGGTTATGGAAAAATGAAAATATTACCCACACCTATGGGACAACTGGTTAAAACTATGTTAGAAGCAGGAGTTAAGTTAGGTGTGAGTTCAAGAGGTTCTGGAAACGTCCGAGATGACGGTTCTGGTCATGTTAGCGACTTTGAAATCATTACGGTGGATATAGTCGCACAACCCAGTGCTCCAGGAGCGTATCCTACACCAATCTATGAACACATCATGAATTCTCGTGGTGGGTTGAGTAGCCTTCGTATAGCGAAGGAGGTGCAGGGCGACCCTAAAGCACAGAAGTATCTCAAGGAAAGCCTATTACGCATAATAGGCGGACTCCAATAACAGGAGGATCACATGTTGGATTCGTTAAAAACGTTGTTTGAAAATAATGTGATTTCTGAGGAGATGAGAGCAGAAATTGAACAAGCATGGGAAAGCAGAGTTGTTGAAAACCGTAAAGAAGTTAATCAACAACTACGCGAAGAGTTTGCCCAGCGATATGAGCATGACAAACAAGTCATGGTTGAAGCGTTGGACAAGATGATTGCAGATCATCTTGAAGTTGAAATCCGTGAGTTTAAAGAAGACAAGGCACAATTAGCAGAAGCGAAAGCAAAGTATGCTAAGAAAATGAAAGATGATAGCAGCAAAATGAAAGAGTTTGTTGTCCATCAATTAGCCAAAGAAATCTCAGAACTACACGAAGATCAAAAGCAGACTGCTGATAAATTCAGCAAACTTGAACAATTTGTAATTGATGCTCTATCTGAAGAAATTGCAGAATTTTATGCAGACAAACAAGATTTAGCTGAAACAAAAGTTAAGCTAGTTAGAGAAGGCAAGGAACAAATTTCTAAGTTAAAAGAGAAATTTGTAAAACGTGCAGCAAGCATGGTAGAGACTATGGTAAGCGAAAGCCTATCAAAAGAAATTACCCAACTCAAAGAGGATATCGAGAGTGCTCGTCGCAACGATTTTGGCCGTAAGTTATTCGAAGCGTATGCTTCTGAATATCAAGCAAGTTACCTAAACGAGAAGTCTGAAACTTCAAAATTACTCAAGGTCATAGACCTGAAAGACTTAGCTATTACTGAAGCAAAAACTGCGGTAGTAGAAAAACAAAAAGTCTTAGAAAGTAAAGAATCAGAAATCAAACGTTTACAAGATGCTGTGCAGAGACAAGGCATTGTTACTGAACTTCTTGCTCCATTGAGCAAAGATCAGAAAGCAATAATGTCTGAGCTGTTAGAAAGTGTGCAAACACTAAAACTTCAAACAAGTTTTGAAAAATATCTACCCGCTGTCATTGCTGGCGAAGCAAAACCACAACAAAAACAGGCACTGGTAGAGGCAAAAGAAATCACTGGAAACAAAGTTTCCAATACCAAAAGTAGTGGCGAGTATGATTCTAATGTTAGAGACATTAGACGACTTGCCGGAATTTAATTTAAGTTAAGGAGAAATCTAAATGTCAGATCTACTAAATGGTCGTTGGCAGGAGACTAAAGAGGCACTATTGGAAGGCCTAAACGGCACCCGTAGAAGTTCGATGTCTGTAACTCTAGAAAATACTCGCAAGTATTTGGCTGAGTCAGCGTCAGCAGGTGCCACCTCTGCCGGTA